TTAGGCATTTTTGTAAGATTTGTGCACCGACTTGTGCACCAAACCATCCATCGAGCTTAGAGCCACAAGGGCTTTAGCCGTCTCCTTTTTTTCCATTTCTCGTAAAAGGTGCGAGTAAACACGAATGGTTGTAGAATAATTAGAGTGACCCAATCGTTCAGAGATATAGTAGATTGAGACACCCTTGTAAATCAAATATGAAGCGTGTGTATGGCGTAGTCCGTGAAAGGTAATATCTTTAGACCCAATACGTTTTAAAACTCTGTGAAGCGTCTGATTTGCGCTTGTATTGTCAGGCACACGCCCATACTGATTAATAAAAATTAAATCAAGTGGATTATCGATTCCTAGTTCTTTTAGTTTTACGATCTGCAGGGCGTGAAAACTTTTTAGAATATCAGCTAGGTGATCAGTAATTTTTATTAGCCGCTTAGACTGTTCATTTTTGGTATCAGCAAATCCATTTCGTAGTAATGTATCCCAGGTCTTATTGATTCTCAGGGTTTTGAAATCAAAAGAGAAACAATCCCATGTTAGACCGGCAACCTCACTGTACCGAGCGCCAGTTTGCAAACTAACTAGTGCCATTAGCTTAGTCAAGTGAGCAAAAGTTAAGTCTGATTCAAGTGCACGGGTTAGCTTTTCGGTATCTTTACCGTCTAAATATTTCATTTCTTTGGGCTTCTCTGGGCGACCACTAATTTTGGTGTGCGCTGTAAAATTACGCTTAATAATGCCATCATCGATAGCATATTGGACGGCTGACTTAATTTGTACGTTAACTTTTTCGGAGCTACTAAGCGAACGAGGGCTTCGACCTATAGGATTGGCATAATCGTTTAGAAACTTCTGATAATCGGTACGTGTTATTTCATCTAATCGTTTGCCAGCAAAATAATTATTAACAATTCCAAGCGTATACTGATAACGTAAGCGACTGGACTTAGCCAAGGTTGGCTCCTTATAAGTCTGATACCATTTTAAAAAGTAATCCGTAAATAGTTGCTTACCTAATCTTGGATTTATACCATTGCTAACATCAACTTCATTTTGGTTAGCCCATTCTTGGGCTTCACGCTTAGTTCGAAAACCACCTTGATTGATAAATTTACGATTTCCTAAATCATCGTAATATGAAACACGTGCATTCCATGTTTTACCACGCTTATTAATACTTGCCATTTATATTTCCTCCTTAAATTTCACCTAGGCGGGTAGAATTTTAAGGACTTGCAGGCATCACCTCCTTAGTTGTGATAATATTATGTATGTAAAAAGAGCGGAGTAATCCACTATATCTTTTGCACTAGCACATCCATCTTCTTGGCGGGAGCGGATGTGCTTTTTTGTTGCAACGCGAGCGGCAGGAGTCGAACCTACGTGATGCTTGTTGAAAGCAGGGAACCTTGTATGACTTTTGTTGTTCTACCGTTGAACTACGCTCGCATGTTGCCCGCTAGGCTGGTAGTGGGCAATGGTGCTAATTAATTCAATGGTACATCGATAGTCTTGTCATCAAAAAACGACGGCTTATATTCAAGCTTTAACTTGTTGCTGGTTTTTGCTTGTCCAAAAAGATTACCAGAAACAGAAGCACCTTTATCTAAAGTTCCATCTTCCAATTCATCTTTACCGTATGTGTCGTTAGTAATAGACTCGTCAAAGTCTGTGGCGTCACCATTGGAATTGAGTTTGAAATCATAAGAATTATAGTCTTGTTTTTCGGTTCCCTTATTTGTGATCGTGACATTAACGATTACGTATTGCTTGCCTGAATCTGGAGTATCCATGTCATCGCCGCCCCAGAACTTTACACTGTTAACTTTAAATGAATACCCATTATAAGTTGCTGATTCTCCAACCTTATAAGTTCCCTTTAAAGCATCACTACTTTTTGACGACTTAGTAGAACTTGCTTTTGTACTGCTTGATGAAGTACTTCCACTATCACTACTATCATCAGAACTGGATCCGCCAAATGCTGCAAACAGAAAAATTACAACGATAATTGCAATAACCCAAATCCACCATTTCTTATACCAAGGCTTTTTTTCCTTAACAACATAAGTTTTCCCGTCTTCCCCTGTAACCTTTTTACTCAAAACAAATTCCTCCAATACATTTCAGCTTTTACCGACATCCGTATCTGGTCTTATGTAAGTATAATACCGCTAAATATGTAGAACGTGTGTTCTTTTTGGCACATAAGCATAGGAGCAATAAGCTCCTATAATATAACTCTGCCTATAATGCGTACCTGGTCATCTTTAACATGACGTGGTTCGTATTTTTTGTTAATAGATCGCAAAATGACTTCATCAGAAGTGTAGTCGTAGTAGATTTGCTTACAAGTAACACCGTCACCATCAATTTCAACGATAGCAATTTCACCATTTTCAACTTCTTCTTGCTGATGATAGAAGATAATTTGACCATCGTGGATCAGAGGTTCCATCGAATCGCCTTGTATACGGATAGCCGTGTCAGCCCCGTGCGGCACGTCAGTGAAGTCGTCATGTTCAATTTCTACATCACCATAGGTCAATTCAGTAGGGTTAGCGGCTGACTTACCAACAAGTGGCAAATTAACAACTTTACCATTTTGTTCTTTTAATTGATTGTCAGCGTAGTTGTAAACATTTTGCTGGCGATCAGAGCTTAATTGAATCATCTTTTTATTAGTATCGCTAATGATGGAATCTTCTACTTTTAAAATGTCTTCTGGCTTTATTCCTAAGGCATCACAAATTTTTATAACGTTTTCTACTTTAGCGTTTAACACCCCACGTTCTAGAATTGAACGAACGGTGGTGTATTTCAATCCGGCATGTTCCGAAAAAGATTTAACGTTACCGTATTTAATTTCAATTAAATCTTTTAAATATTCTTCTTTGTTCAAATCAATTCACTCCCTTAATATGTGTCTATTGTACCATGCGAAAAATCGTATGTATATAAAATTATTTAGAAAAATACGAATTTTTGTATTGACTTGATACGAAAATTCGTATATTATTAGGTCATGTTCAAGGAGGGCATTTATTTTTTTATTAAAAGATACGAATTTTCGTACTTAGAAAGGAAGGCAAATATGTTGAATAATCTTAACAATGTCAGAAAAGAAAAAAACGTTTCTTTAGTAGATATTGCCGATCTATTGAACGTTAGATACCAGACAGTGGCTGACAAAATAAATGGTAAGTCTTCGTTCAAATTTACAGAAGCTTTAAAAATTCAAGAAAAATTTTTTCCTGAATATGAAATAAAGTTTTTGTTTACGCCAATGGACTACAAACAACCAGCATAGAAAGGAATGATCCACATGAATGATTTAGTAATTATGAAGAACCAGCAAGCCGTTACCAGTAGCTTGCAAGTGGCAGAGGTATTTGACAAGCAACATAAGCATGTTATGGAGGCAATCCAAAACAAACTGGACTCAGCCGAAAATTCGGCTCAGTACGATTCGATGTTTTCCAAGGGATTTTATAAAGACCGAAGTGGTAAATCTAATCCAATGTACTACATGAATCGTGACGGGTTCAGTTTCATTGCTTTCGGGTTTACAGGTAAAAAGGCGGATGCGTTCAAGCTCAAATACATTGAAGCATTCAACTCTATGGAAAAACAAGTTAAATTGCCAACATCGCCGCGAGAAATTGCCCGATTGGCACTCCAAGCCAATGAGGAAACTAACCAACGCCTGGATAGCGTGGAGGGCGATGTGAAAGACCTCAAAGAGAACCAAGTTATCCCTAATCCTGAATACAGCGCACTTAACCGACGTGTTAATCAGCGCGTGTCGGAAGTAGCACGTAGCTATGGTCATATCACACAGAAACAACGAGGTGAGCTGTTCAAGGACATTGGCAGTGGCATAAAGAAGATTGCTAACGTGAGCGCTCGGTCAATGCTACGTAAGAAGGACTACCAGATGGTGATGGACTTCATTAACGATTGGGAGCCATCTACAGCAACTAAGACGATTATTCGACAGACATCACTAGGCTTAGGCGCATAAACATCAAAGGAGTGACCAGGATGGACAGTTTGATAAGTGCTTTGTCGAAACTTTTCATGCAGGCATATGAACAAGGTATTGCGGATGGGCGCAGTCAGCAAGCTGTTGATCACAAGATGATTGGACGTAAAGATTTTGACCATGAGTTTGGTATCAAAGTAGATGCGTTCGATAAGCACTATCGCGATAAACAAGGATTCCCCAAGCCTGAGGGTGACGGAAAATGGTACGCCCCAGCAGTCGATAAATGGTTATTGAATCATCAAAATTTAAGCGATTAAAACCTAGGCGGGTAGACGATGATTCAACTCATAAGGAGGAATTGCCATGGTAGAAGTAGCGGTATTAACTTGGGCGCTAACATCCGTGTGGTACAAGCGCCGTGGGATTAGAAACTGGTTTGGAGTTTAGGAGGAAATAGTATGTATGAAGAAGACATTGAACACGCGTTAAGAGCACGTAAGTATAACGCAATTCGTGCAGATGAACGTGAGCTGATTAACGCTATCACGTACGATACAGACGGGATCATTAAGCGGCGCCCGTGCTTTGGCTATTCAGAAGAATTTATTGGTGAATTGCAAGAACACGATATTAATGTTTGCGAGCCAGATGAAGAAAATGACGATGGATGGACGTTTACATTACCACCAATGTATCAGGAGGAATAACCATGAAAGTTCATGTAGGTGATCGAGTGAGTTACAAGGCTGAGTATAGTTGCGGCCAATTAATACGAGAAGCCGGCGTTGGCAGAGTAGTGGATATTAAAAAAATTCCGTTCACATTGCGCACTCAAAAAGATGTGGCTGTAGTTGAACAGAATGGACAGCAATTCGAGATTATTACCAATGGTATTCAAGTGCTCAAGTAGGAGGAATGATCATGCAAAAAGCATCAGTTTTACCAGTTAACAACTGGAAACGAGTGCAAAAAAAGCCATCGCTAGTATCGGCTAACGATGGACTAATGGAAGAGACAATTAGAACCAACATTTACTTTATTCCAAAGCACTCTCGTTTGCAAGCATTAAGAAAGCGAGGACGGTAATTATGGAAAAATCATTACCTTATTTAGAACAACAGCATTGCATTTTCCACGGTGTTGCACTGATTGCATCGATTGATCCACACGCATTAACGCCAGAATTACGTCAGATGCGAGACAACATGATTAAAGCAATGGACTTAAACGCACTTATGATCGATAGGGGGCTTAAATAATGGCGAATGAAGTAATTAATCTACCAGACTATAAAGTGGACTATCAACCGGTACCAATCAAAATTAACAATTTGGAAGGATTGCAGGCAGCTATTGCGCAATATGTATCGCGCTACTCGAATTTAGTAATCACCGAAGATAACGTAACCGACAGCAAGCAAGTGCGAGCCAAATTGAACAAGCTCAAAAAGGTGCTTGATGATCGGCGCAAAGAAATCAAGCGAAATTATAATCAACCATTACGTGAGTTTGAAACCAAAGTCAAAAAGCTGGAAGCTAGCATCGATATGATCATTGATCCGATTGATGAAGGGCTTGGTGAGCTGGAAGTTCAACGCCGCGAACAACGCAAAGTTGACGTGATGGGCTTGATCGCTGAAATGGCACCCAATTACGACGTTGAGGTGGATGAAATTGAATTCGATCCTCGTTGGCTGAATAAGAGCATCAGCAACAAACAAATCACTCAAGAAGTTGCATCGTCGATGACGGTGGTAAAGCAAGCCAAGGATAAGTTGGCTACTGCCACAACGATGATTACCAAGTATGCTCAAGCAGTCGACGTTGATCCCATCCCATGGATTGACCAGTTGAAGCAAGGACAGGATGTCCAGTACTTGTTGCAAGCAATTGACCGGCAAGTTGAATCAGCCAAAGAACGTGAACGTCAGCGAGAGCTTAAACAGCAAGTGGCTGCAGAGCATCAGCAAGAAACGAGCACCGGTAAAATTGTCGATACAGACACTGGCGAAGTAGTGTCTCTTACTCGAACTTTGAAAATTACAGCCACTAAAGACCAGATGTGGGGGCTATCTTCATATATGAAAAAGAATGGCATTAAATTTGAGGCGGTGAACTAATGAGTCTTGAAGAAGCTAAGACTATGGGAGCATTTGCTAGTGCATTAGCATTATTTCAACAGCAAGTTGTTGCACCAAAAGAAAACGGACACGTTAGTTATAAAAGCACAAAATATGATTATGTTATGCTAAAAGATTTGATTAAGGCTATCAACGAAGGAGCCAAGGAGACTGGATTGGCCTGGCTTCAAGATACTAAGACAAATGCGGGAATCGTATCGGTTAGAACAATTGTCTTTCACAAAGACGGTTATCGATTTGAATCATCATGGACTGAAATCAAAACAAGTGGCAAAGCGCAAGATGTCGGTAGCGCCATGACCTATGCACGGCGATATTCATTGAGTACAACGTTTGGCGTTAACTCTGAAACCGATGATGATGGTCAGTCAGCAAATGATGGTGCACCGCAGTTCGAACAGGCCAATCATAATCAGCAAAAACTGTTAACTAATCTGTTTAACGAAATGGCTAAAACTACTGGTAAACCAGCAAAGGATGTTCAGAAGGGATATCTGGGGTTAACAACAATTGGTGCATTACGTCATGACATGGCAAATTCATTGATTAAGCTAATTACGGAACAACTTGAAAAATTAACGGATAAGGTGGGTGAAAAAGCATGATTAACCGAAGTGTTTTAGTTGGTAGGCTTACAAGAGATCCAGAATTACGCTATACGAATAGCGGTGCCGCGGTTGCAACGTTCACGATTGCTGTAAATCGACAATTTACAAATCAAAATGGAGAACGTGAAGCTGATTTTATTAGCTGCGTCATCTGGCGGAAGGCTGCTGAAAATTTCACTAATTTCACACATAAAGGATCACTTATTGGAATTGATGGTCACATTCAAACGAGAAACTATGAAAATCAGCAGGGAACTCGTATTTACGTTACTGAAGTAGTCGTTGATAATTTCTCATTGCTTGAACCACGGGCTGAATCTGAACATCATCAAGGTGCTAATAGTAATAGCCGCAACTTAAACAATAGCAGTAATAGAAAAGATGATCACAGCCAAAATCAGTATGGAAATAATGGCGGCCAGATTGATATTACGGACAATGACTTGCCGTTTTAAGCTGAGGTGATCATGTGGAACTGCTACCGACTAAGTTAATTGAAAAAGATGGCGAGTGGTATCAGGTTCAGAAGCTCCCTCATAAGCCTAATCTTGACCATATTGAGACGGTCAGTGGCTCTGCTGACGAATACTACACGTATTCGGAGATAGCTGATACACGCAAAGCTAGGCCACAACAACGACGCTTGTTCTTCGCGTTGCTTAGTGACATCTATACGTGGTCAGGCATGCCGACTGACTTCTTGAAAAACTTGTTTTATTTGCAGTATGAGTCATACACGTTTGGCAAGCAGATTAGCCTGTCAGACGTCACACAATCGTCTGTGAGCGATGCTAACCAGTTACTAGACCTAGTTATCGACTTCATGTTTGAGTGGCACGTACCGTTCAACGAAGGCTATAAGCTATTACCACGTGAGCAAGAATATTACCTGTTCCAGTGTTGCCGCCACCGAATTTGTACAGTGTGCGGTAAACGTGCAGATATTCATCATGTTGTTGGCTCGACAATTGGTGCGGGCGGCAATAGAACCAAGGTTGATCACACTGAGCGGTTTGTTATGGCGCTATGTCGTAAGCACCATAGTGAAATTGAGACTATAGGACAAGTGGCATTTAGTGCAAAATACCACGTCCCAGTAGATGGGATAAAACTAGATAAAGAAACATTAAAACGAATTGGCTTGAAAGGTAAATACAGCAGTGACTAATACACCGGGTGGGTGGAATGCCCATGATTGGAGGAACTGATATGACGGAAAAAGTTGAAAGACCAAACTATTACGCCATTATTCCCGCAAGTGTTAGGTATGACAATAACCTTCCGGGAAAAGCGTCATTATTGTATGGCGAGATAACAGCCTTATGTAATCAAAAAGGGTATTGCTGGGCAAGTGATAGCTACTTTGCAGATTTGTATGGCGTGGCTAAGTCAACAATTCAAACGTGGTTAAAGGCGCTAGAAATCAATGGTCATATTTCACGTGATGTAATTTATAAAGAGGGTACACGTGAAATCGAGCATAGGTATATCAGAATTTCGGTGGGGGGTATACCGAAAAACCAGAGTACCCCTACACCGAAAAACCAGAGAGATAATAATACAAGTATTAATACTACAGTTAATAATACAAGTAATAAAAAACATAGTACGGCAGACGCCGAACAATTCGAGTGGAAAACTGTCATTGATTATCTTAACCAGAAAGCAGACAAACATTTCAAACACACTGATGCTAATAAACGATTGATTATTGCACGTTATAAAGACGGCGGCTTTACTGTTGACGAGATGAAAAAAGTTATTGATAACCAGTGTGCTAAGTGGTTGAACAATCCTGAAATGAATCAATACTTGCGACCCGCAACTTTATTTCGAGCGTCCAAGTTTGAAGGCTATCTAAACGATCAGTCAGTTGATAATAATAAGCCGCAAACACGAGAGGACTGGTTTGGCTAATGGAAAACGTAACAAAGCTATTCAATCAAGCCACGATTCGAAAAGTAGTAGCGGCTAGAGGCATTGACACGACTAAGTTGCCAACCAAAGAAGAATTGGATCATCAAACGATTGATTGGGCGAATGCGGGCGTAATTGCTAATCGGAAACGGTATTACTATCGTATGTCAGTTTGGTCCGGAGGTGTGCCACTACGATTTAGCTTTAAAGATTGGCAGGTTGATAAACAGCCTAATCAAGCTAAAGCTAGAGAGCTTGGCAATCAGGCATTTAAGTTAGCTAGGCAATTAGAGACTAACCAGTTCAACGTAGCGCTTGCAGGTGGTCCCGGCGTTGGTAAAACATCATTAGCGCTAGCAATCATGTATCAGCTAATGAGCGTAGGGCAGACAGCGATGTTTGTCTCAACAGCTGAGTTGCTACGGCTGGTTAATGAAAAGTATGAAGCACCGGACGTACGTCAACGTTTACTATACATTCTAAAAGACATGCAAAACGTCGATGTTTTAGTTTTAGACGACTTTGGTACCGAAGGCGGTAAGCCAACTGAAAAAGGGTTCTACAAGCCAGTACACAAAGATTTGCAGACACTGATGTATCAAGTGGCGAATGCGCGTTGCGATTTTGATCATAACGAAGTCAAACATATAACCATCATTACGACTAACAACACACGTAAGCAATTAGAAAGTATGTACGACGGCAAAACAATTGATCGTTTATATACCAAGGATACTAGCTGTCAATTGTTGTTTGACAACATGGAAGGAGTCAGAAGTGTATGAGCTGTGAATTATGTCATGGTAGTAAAGTTGTTCAGCAACCACTTGGGAGTTATGGTTTCACATTTGGCCCATGCCCAAATTGTACGAATGAGATACATGATCATTACGAACAGGAGCTTGAAAGGAAGTTAGCCTATGGCGAGCAAAAATTGGCCTAAAGAACTGGAAGTAATTCATAAGCTGGAAGCGAGATACGGCAGCATGGATAACGTGCCTGAGAGCAAACTAGCTAACTTGCATAAGATGCCTGGAATTAAGACCGTATCAGGCGATTACACGGAGATTACGCGTACCCAGTATAATGCCATTAAATTAGTCATGGAAGGCAAGCATGGTAAAACTAGGACGTCTCGGGAGCTAAAGCACAATAACGTTTGGCTGGATAGACGCATTCGTGCGATTGACGAAAATAAATACTACATTACGGAGGACTAAATGCAGATGATACTATTATGCGTGATTTTATCAACTCTTATTTCAATTATTTTCGGCCAATTCTATATGTGGCAGGCTTCAAAGTTATTGACTATGCAACTAAAGGAAGTCGAAAAGATCACTACAGGTGTTATTGACGCGGTTAAACAGAAACTGGAGATTCATTAGGAGGACGAAGATGCCTAAACACACTAAGAAGCGTTCAACGATTAAACGGAAGCACCGGCGCATGAAGCAACATGCCGAAGAGGCTAAAAAGGATGTGGGTAAATGTCAAGAGCCAAAGTGATACTAGATGCTTCCTGTGGTAGTCGTATGTTCTGGTTCGATAAGCATAATCCGGCTGTGGCATACATGGATAAGCGTAGTGAAACAGTGACGGCGCCTGATAGCAACTTGGGACGTGATCGGGTGATTGAAATTAAGCCGGATGTGGTTGGTGATTTTCGTGCTATGCCATTTGACGATAATTCGTTCTACATGGTCGTGTTTGATCCACCGCATTTACGGTATGCCGGTGAATCATCATGGCTGGCCAAGAAGTATGGCACGTTAGACGAAACTTGGCCATTTGATCTACGACAGGGGTTTACCGAGTGCATGCGAGTGCTGAAGCCTCACGGCACGTTAATATTCAAATGGAACGAAGAACAAATCAAATTAAGCGAACTACTAGACGCTATTGGTTACCAACCGCTGTTTGGCGATAAACGTGGCAAAACCCATTGGTTAGTATTCATGAAAGAGAGCGGCATAGCATGATAATCGTCAAGCAGCCAACTAACGAGGAACACAAGCGGCGTTTGAAGCGTTCAAGGAGGATTGAAAATGAGTATTAAAAATAAAATTGGACTTGGCATGATAGCCTTATTTATTTTAGTCACGATCGTCGGAAACTTTTTAGACGGATTTTGGCATGGGGTTACTTTTATCAGTGTTGCGGCATGGATTGTGATAGCGCTGGAACTATCGAGTTCTAGGAGATGATGGAGATGGTGACGATGATTAAGTTTAGAGCGTGGGACAACGATGACGGAATCTATCTTTACGATGTGCAACGTGCTTATAACATGATGAGTGGTCTAGTTAAATACAACGATGGAGAAAATGCTGTTTATGATGAGGTTTGCTTTGGTGATTTCTTAAACAATAAAAGACGGTATGACGTCGAACAGTTTACCGGCCTGAAAGACGTGAATGGCAAGGATATCTATATTGGCGATATTTTAGGAGCAACTATTGATGGCGCTGTGCACGCAGACAAGTATTTAGTAAAAAATATGCGGGGTTCACATGTGTGGATTAAAAAATATGACAGATACTATGCTATTTCAAAAATGAAAGTACAAGGCAACGTGCACGAGAACCCGGAACTATTGGAGGAAAAGAAATGAATGTAGTTCAAGTTGATGAATTAAAGATTGCAGTCAAAGCACATAATATTAGCTTGTTTTCGAAACGGTCAGAATTTAACATTACTCCAAAACTCATTCGTATTTTTGAAGATGCAGGAAAGCAAGCTTGGAAAACGCTGAATTATCATGATGTGACCGGATTCGGAAATGATTACTATGAATATTATGATAAGAAGCTTGATAGTAATGGTTACCTTGGAATTAAGGATGATCGTTTAGTAGTCGAGCGACCTTATGGATCAGATGAGAAGCTTTATCAATTCAATAAGGCCAGATTCGAAACTTTTATGTATGACTTGCATTTATGGGAGGAACACAAATGACTGATACCGAATACGCTAAAGCAATCCAAATGAAAGCCACAGTTGCCAACCTGGAAATGAACGCGGCGCTAACAACTGAGCAACAGGCACAAATTGGCCAGGACTTCATTGCTGACATTGCGGAGTTGAGCAATCGCGATAGTAAACAAAAAGCCGCCTACTAAGGCGACCAGTCACAGGACCACTCGAATGACCGTTGTCAGTATAACATATAAAAGCGTCGTATCTGTTGAGGAGAATACGACGCTAGGAATTAAAGCAACTATAATATACACCACACGATATATTTAGGCAACCCTAAACATGTGCGCTGCTAGACTACAATATTTGAAAGGGGAACTGGTAGTGAAACGCTCAACTATTAGAAAAGTAGAAGATATTTTGCGCGATTATCCCAAAATTGACAAGTATATCGAGAAACGTGAACAGGAATTACGTTATCCAACTGTACCACGTGATGATAATGTTGGAGGTGGCAAGGCACAATACAAATACCCAGATACGGCGTTAAATACGCTCATTACAATTGACGATGATCGGCGCATTAACACATTGAAGCGTCAGCGAGAAGTAATTGATGATTGTCTAGACGGCGTTGGCCGTGATACAGAAGTAATTATAAATGAGCTATATTTTAAGAAACACCAGCAGTACACAATTGACGGATTAATTGCAAATCACATGATAAATGTTAGCCGTCGAAAAGCGTTCGACTTAAAGAAAACTTTTATTAACGATTGTGCTAAGGGGTTTGGATTGTATGAAATATAAAAACGTGCACTAATCGTGCACTTTTGACCCCTACAATCGTGCTAAATTGGTAGTATACCAAATGTGATTGACGTGCATGAAGTAATCCTCCAAATTACAGACTGGTAATCGCTGTGGGCTAATTGGTAAGCCACAATGGAATGTAGGTTCGAGTCCTACCGGCGATATAGTTATGTGATACAGCACCCAATGGGAGTTGACCGCATAACGTGTGCTTGTGGCGGAATAGGTAGACGCTAGATTGTGTGGGGTTCTCAGGCCATACGTGATTGAAAGGTACTCATATCTTGTGTAGGGTGCAAATCCCTACCAAGCACATTAAACGCGTCCACGGCACCAAAATGGACAATCTCCAAACTGCTCTCGCTTATTGGCGGGAGTTTTTGTATAGTTATGGTAGTTTGGAGGTAGGAACATGGAAAAATCAAAAGAATTACTCTCAATGCTTGAAAATCCCGAGTATTTTTTGAATGCGCAGAGACAAACGCTAGAGTCTCGAATCGAGGCAAAAAAATTGACTAAAAGTGAAACAAAAAAAGTGAGAATTGAAAGCGCAAAATCTGTTGGTAGGAAAGCCTCAATGGATCTATTGAACCAAAGCTGGGGGGATATGATTGTTGATATCATTGGTGCACATGAAGAGATTGAGGGAAAGCTTAATGAGTCTAAAGAAGCTCTTTTGCTTGGGGAGTATTTAAATAAATCAGATAACCAGGAATATGCGCTAAAACGGCTTATTAATGTAATTACCGATCCGTATGGCAGCATCTTATTTAATAAACTGCTTTTAATATTAAAAGATTATCCGGCTGATGGGGACATGATGGATATCTTAAGAGATACATTATTAAACTTGTCCGATGTAAATAACTTTAAAAGTGTTTTTACAAAGTACAAATTTCTAATCTCACTAATTGATAGGATAACCCCTCAGGCTATGGTAATTTTACAGGACTACTTGAAATGGCCACCTTTTAGTATGTCTATGATAATCAATAACAATCACGTTGAAGGGGATATGAGTAAGGAATTTACGGATGCATATTCACACTCTAAAGGCATTGATGATCCTAATATTGTATCGAGAATTCAGTATTCAGTACAAGAATTACAAAAAAATGAATTTGTTTTTGGAAGCCAGATAAGTACCGGTCAAGTTATTATGCAACCAAGTGAGGTTGGGATGGACTTGATCGGATTCATAAATCATGGTTAAAGAATTTTACAAACGGCATGTATAAAATTAATTAGAAGGTAAGGTGTGGTGGTATGGCAAAGCTGATTAACACAAAATACGGCTACGTCACGCCACAAGAAGCAGAGATGGATGCCCACTTAGATAAATGGATGAAGCGTCGTGCTAAACAGCATGGCGCTTTTAGTTTGGATAAGAAACGGAGAAAGCAATATGCCAAGGACAAGAAGATGCCGCTATCCTAACTGCCATGCGATGGTCACGTTCCCTGACCACTATTGTCAGCAACACCATGAGCATGAAGCTGAGTACTTGGCTAGTCGGCAACATTGGGCACGTGGTAACGATAAGCAATACACACACAAGTACAACACGGTTACACGTTATCGCAACGAGGATAAGCGCCAGCAATACAACTTCTATCGGACAAGACAATGGTCACATCTAAGACAACAAGTCCTAGAGCGTGACCATTACTTGTGTGCTTACTGTAAAGTGCAAGGCGTTATCACACCTGCTAAGACTGTGGATCATATTGTACCGATTGAGTTTGACGAAACATTGAAAGCTAATGTTGATAACTTAGCTGTAACTTGCGGGAGTTGTCATCGTGCTAAGACGGACTGGGAGCAATCATACTATGGTACTGGTCAAGGCAACGAGTTGCAAAGCGTAACGCCGATCAATGATGTATCGTCAATCGTTGTGTTAATGAACAAAAAATGAAAATTTAGATAAACTCAATCAATTTATTGACACTTGTCGTTCGATTTGAGCGGCTTTAAATTTATGAATGTAGTTAATCACGATGAGAATCAAAACAACCCCCGCCCCCTAACACGTCCCAGGAAGAGCACACACATTGCCGTTATTTTGTGATAGAAACAATTTTTGAAATTTTTTAGGTAGGGGGGGCACCAAATAATGAAAGGAGAGATTAGTGATGAAAAAGTCGGATAAAGACGTCAACGACGGGCAATTAACGCGTACACCGCCAGCTTACTTGGGCCGGCAAGCTAAGGCCGTTTGGCGTCGATTAGTGCCTTTTTTAGAAGACAGTACCCCGGTTAAACGCATTGATAGCGGGCTTGTAGAGCAATACGCTTCCCAATATGAGATTTATCGCAATGCGTATAAACATATCCAGGAAAACGGTGAAGTCCAAGCAATCTATAAAACGTTACAAGATCAGACCGGTAAAAAAATTGGTCGAGACTTCGTGGGTTACAAGCGTAATCCCATGACACAAATTTACGATTCAGCGGTTAAAAATCTGACTAAACTAGGCGCTGAACTAGGCTTGTCGCCAAAATCGCGTAGTGATTTGTTAAAGCTGAATTTAGATGATCATAAAGACAAACGTAGCGTCGCTGATCGAATGAAAGAGTTTTTAGGATAGGCGGTAATTATGAAAGTTGATCTAACACAAACACACGATGTCTTGGGCGTTTACCGATCAATCGATTGGCAATCCATTAAAACGCGTTATAACGATGCTGGTACCAAATACGCTTTCTCAGTTTTAGATGGCGATGTTGTTACCGGTTATTTGATTAAACTAGCTGCACTACGGCATTTGCGTGATTTACAGCACCAGGGAAGTGTTGACTTTTCCTTTCATTATTCAACTAAGAAAGTTTCACAGGTTTTGAAGTTTGCGGCAATTTGCCCGAATGTTGATACTGGTGAACCCACAAAACTAATGCCATGGCAAGAGTTTATTATGGCAATGCTGATTGGTTGGCGTAATGATGACGGTGGCAAGCGCTTTTCACGAGCAATTGTTTCCGTTGCGCGGGGCCAAGGCAAAACTTATCTTATGGCGATTATTACTGCCTATAGTTATTTAATTGAGTCATTGGGACTATCTAACCAAGACTATTTAGTTTCATCCATTAATTACAAACAAACGAGCAAGATTCTGGGCTACATTAAGTCAATGCTTGCTAAGATTGCAACTATTGAGCCATTTAAGTCATTGATTGCTGATAGTGGGCTAGATACTCGGACATTGTCTTCGCAAGCGGACCAAGTTGTGATGAGTAGTAATAACAATAAACTGCGAGCAATCAGTCACGAAGCTGGTCAGTACGATAGCTTTCATTTCACAACGGCTATATTTGATGAGATTGGTGAAATTAAGACACGACAAAAGGTTTCTAAGATTGTGTCAGGGCAAGTTAAAGTACCTAATCGGCAATTTATTCAAATTTCAACGGCATATCCTGATCCCACTGTTCCGTTTCACGATGATGAGCGTATGATTCAGCAAGCCATGGAACAAGATTATTTGCGCGATGCTGATACATATTTGGGGCTTATTTGGTCGCAGGACAATCTGGACGAAACTTATAAGCCCGATATGTGGGTTAAAAGTAATCCCTTACTAGATTTACCGAGCCAACGAGAAGTGTTGCTGAACGGCTTGACAGATAAGCGTGATTCTGATGCTTTGTCGGGCACACTCAACGATTTCCAAAATAAAAACCTCAACTTATGGCTAGAACAATCGGCCGACAGCTTCTTGAAACTGCCTGACGTTGAGCGAGCTATTATACCATCGTTTAGTTTTGATGATCGGCAAGTTTATATTGGTTTTGACTACTCGATGTTTAGTGATAATACGGCACTAGCGTTTGTATTCCCTTATCGTGATAATAATGACAAACCGCGATGGTTTATTTATCAGCATAGCTTTATTCCCTGGCAGAAAGCTGGTTCGATTGAAGCTAAAGAAAAGCAAGACGGTATTAATTATCGGGACTTAGCTCAAAAGGGATTTTGTACAATTAGTAGTCACCCTCAGGGACTCATCAATGATGAGCAGGTTTACCAATGGTTGCTTAACTTTGTTGAACGGCATCGACTGGAAGTTGTCTTCTTCGGTTATGACGCTTGGGGACTAACGCCTACAATCAAGCAATTGGATTTAAATTCTGGTTGGCCATTGCAAGCAATTCGGCAGCGGACTAGTGAATTGAAGGATCCAACTAAGTTTTTGCAGACAATGTTTGTTGAAGGCTCGGTAGACCGCTTTGATGATCGAATTATGGAAAAGGCATTGCTAAATGCTGAAATTTATGAAGACAAAATTGGCATTCAAGTCGATAAAGCTAAGGCCACATTGAAGATTGATGTAGTAGACGCGTTAATTGACGCCTTATTCCAAGCCATGTATCACTTTGAAGACTTTTCAGACGTAAACAATCCCGATAAACAGGTTGAACGTATGAGCGAAAAACAAGTTCTCGAATGGTTTAATAACCCAGAATCAGGATTGCTAGGAGATGATGTTAATGATTTTTAAACAATTTTTTGCGACTATCTGGCATTACTTTGATGTGTTGTGTTTTATTCTAGGCGTGATCGCTGGGGTATATGCAGCCTTTTTATTCGGGCAGGCACAGGGCGTTTTAGCAATTGCTGTAGCTTTATTTTTAGTTGGCTGGCTTTCGGAAGTCGTAACAGCTAGCCAAAAAGGAGGTGATTAATAATGCCCTTTTTTGAACCACCAACGGTAATAAAAAATTCAGTCAGTATTCAAAGCGTGCCAGTAGATGACGATAATATCGTTAATTTTTTGTCACCAACTGGTGATAATGAGTATGTTAGTGCCAAAGACGCTTTAGAAAATTCGGACATTTATTCAGCAGTTAACCAAATATCTGGAGACTTAGCCACGGTACAATTAATGGCCAATATGCCACGAGCACAAGGAATTCTAAATAATCCTAGCACGACAGCTAACGGTCACACGTTTTGGCAGTCGATGTATTCACAATTGTTATTGGGTGGTGAATGCTTTGCATATCGCTGGCGTAACCCTAATGGTTTAGATCTGCGCTGGGAATATTTGCGACCTAGCCAAGTGCAAACCTACTTATTGGATGACGGCAGTGGATTAACCTATACGGTTACTTTTGACGAACCCAATTTGGGTGTCCTTCAATATGTACCACAGTCTGACATGATTCATATTCGATGGGCTAGTACCGATGGCGGTATGACTGGTAACAGTCCGTTAAAAGCATTATCGAATGAGTTACAAGTCAAGAGTTCGTCTAACAGTTTAACGTTGGCTGCATTAGCACGTTCAATTAGTGCTCCTGGCGTTCTATCTATTCAGCACGGTGGGCTGCTGAGTGAGAAGATGAAGGCCAGCCGTTCACGTAACTTCATGAAACAGGTGAACAGTTCAAACGGCGGTCCGGTAGTTATTGATCAACTTGAAGATTACAAGCCATTAGAAATGAAAGCCGATGTTACTAAGCTGTTAAGCCAAACAGATTGGACGAGTAAACAAATCGCTAAAGTTTTCGGCATTCCTGATAGCTATTTGAATGGCCAAGGTGACCAACAAAGTAATATCGACCAAATTAAAGGCATGTACACAAATGCCCTTAATCGCTATTTACAGGCGATTTTAGCTGAGCTGGATAATAAGCTTAATGCTAAGATTACGGCCAATATACGGACTGCTGTAGACCCATTGGGAGACTCGTTTGCAGCTACTCTATCAGGACTGGCTAAAGATGGCACAATTGCTAATAATCAAGCAACTTGGTTACTGCAGCAGACTGGTTATTTTCCAGATGAAATGCCTGCTGCTAAGAATCCAACGACACAACAAGTTGTGATTCAATCGGGAAAAGGAGGTGATAATGATGACAAAGAAAGTGATGATTAAAGGCGATATTGTTGATGATCAAACAGCCGGTTTCTACCAGTTCTTTGGAATGCCAGCAGTATCGCCTTCCGGTGTTGCTGACATTTTAAATGATGACAGTGACGACGGTGATGATGAAGCACTTGAAGTTGATATTGCTTCCAATGGTGGCGACGTTTTTGCGGCTAGTGAGATTTACACTATGCTAAAGAATTATGCTGGCAATGTAACAGTTAACATTCAAGGCTTAGCCGCTAGTGCGGCCAGTGTGGTTGCTATGGCTGGCGATCACATCAACATTTCACCAACTGCTCAGATTATGATCCATAAGGCTTGGTCACAACCAGCTGGTAATGCTGACGATCTGGAGCATGAAGCCAGTATTTTAAATGGCATTGATCAATCGATTGCCAGCGCTTATGAGGCTAAAACCGGCATGGATCAAGCTGACTTACTACAATTAATGGCAAACGAAACATGGTTAACCGCTAGTGATGCCGTCGATAAAGGTTTTGCTGACGAAATTATGTTTGCTAATGATCAACAATTACAACCGGTGAACGCTATTTCACACATTCCACCTAAATCTGCAGTTAATAAGCTGATGAATCTAATTTACAAGGCGGATAAGGATAAAGCTAAGCCGTCTAAAAAAGAAAATACTACTAATAGTCAATCTGCTGAATTACGAAACAGCAAATTGGCTATTTTATTTGGAAAAAATCAAAAGGAGGCCAACTAATGGCTAATATCAACACAATCAATGATGCTTGGATTGCCCAAGGGCAAAAGGTGTCAGACTTGAACGACAAGTTAAACGCAGCTGTCCTTGACGACAGCTTTGATCAAGAAAAATTTAAAGCAATGAAACAAGATCGCGACAATGCGGTTGCCCGGCGTGATGCTTTACATGAACAATTAGAAGAAGAACGTAAGGCTCAAGAGATTGCCAATATGGATGACAAGAATAAGACCCCACTTGATGATGACGAAGAAGACATCAAAGCCAAGTTCATTAAGAACTTCCAAGGCATGATTAAAGGCGATCCTAAAGTTATGAACTTGGTAACTTCTTCTACCGACGAAGGTGGCAATGCAATCGGCTTAACTATCCCTCAAGATATTCAAACAGCAATCAATACGTTGGTTCGTCAATACGATTCATTACAACAGTACGTTAGTCGAGAAGCTGTTACAACTCAAACCGGTTCACGGGTTTACGAAAAGTGGACTGACGTTACTCCGCTGGCTGATTTAGATGATGAAACGGCTACCATTGGTGATAATGATGATCCTAAGCTATCCATTATCAAATATACGATCCATCGGTATGCTGGTATTACCACTGCCACTAATTCATTGCTAAAGGATACCGCTGACAACATTTTGGCTTGGTTGTCTCAATGGATTGCTAAGAAGGTTGTTGTTACCCGCAACGCTAAGATCATTGAAGCCATGAACAACGCGCCAAAGAAGCCAACCTTAGCCAAATTTGACGACATCATCGACATGATCAACACGGCTGTTGATCCAGCAATTAAGGAAACATCGTTCTTGTTGACGAACACATCAGGATGCAATGAGTTATGCAAGGTTAAGGACGCTATGGGAAATTACCTATTGCAACCAGATCCAACCCAGCCGGACCGCATGATTGTCCGCGGTAAGCGAGTGGTTATGATTGCTGACAAGTGGTTACCAAATGCTGGGACAACAGCGGCGCCAGTTTATCCATTGTACTATGGTGATTTGTCACAAGCGGTTACTTTATTCGACCGAGAAAACATTTCCTTATTGACTACCAATATTGGCGGTGGCGCCTTTGAAAAGGACCAAACTAAGATTCGTGTGATTGATCGTTTTGATGTTGAAGCTACTGATACGGAAGCCTTTGTTGCAGGTTCGTTCAGTAAAATCGCTGACCAAACGGCCAACTTTGCGGCGAGCGCTGCTACAACGACTGACGGGAAGTAATTAGCCAACTATGTCGCCAATAAATGCACAGTACAGTGACAATCTGGGCGGCTAAGCAAGGATGTGATTAAAGTGGCAGCCGATTTAAAAACATTGAAATCGTCTTTGCGAATTGATGGGAATGATGACGATGAGCTGCTAACAGGTTACTTGTCTGCAGCCACTAGCTACATTAAACAAGCCATCGGCGACGACAATAGCGTTCTAGGGTTCTATGAAATGGAAGGCGTGAAGGACTTGTTTGAAACGGCTGTTTATGCCTTAGCTGGTTCATATTGGACTTATCGAACATCGGTTACAGCCATCGCTGTTAATCCAGTTGATCTGGTCGTGGACTCAATCATTGGTCAACTCAGAGGGTTGTACAGTCAAAAGCAATATGAGGTGGGGGCAAATGACGAAAGCAATTAATCCTGCACGAATGAATTTTAGATTGGAGTTTGGAACTCAGGCAGCTACTGGAAAAGTTAACCCTAATACGGGTAATCCGATTACTGATTTTGTCCCTCAATTCAGTTTGTACGCCGGCGAATGGTCATTGTCGTTTCAGCAAAGGTTAGCGTTAAATGGTGACACCTCGCAACAGAATGCCGTTTACTTTGTGCGCCATAATCGAAAAATAGCTACCGGCATGCAATTACGACGCAATCATCAGGATGTTTACCAGATTGATGATGTGGCTTACGATGATGGTTTGCCACCAGATGGTTTTGACCTCATAACTTGTCATAAGGTGGTGATCGGGCGTGGCGAATGAGATTAAACATGCAGACTCATTTGAACATATTTTAGATACTATGGCGGAAGGCTTTGGACGTGAAGAGAAGCTTAAAGCTAATGCAGCTGGAGCGGATCAGTTCATTAAAATTATGAAGCCTAAGATTCCTGTAGGAAAACTACGCAAGGTACATGGTCATGCTGAAAAAGCACATCTACGTGATTCATTAATTGCTGTAGATCATCCTAATGGCTCGGTTAACGTTGGCTTTACAGCCAAAGGTGAAAAAGGGTACATTGCACGTTTTCAAAATGATGGCTGGGACGTCGTTGACCGTAATGGTTCCAAGCATAGCCATGTTTCCGGGAAACACTTTTGGGAGACTACTCAGCGTGAAGCAAAAGGCCAAGTTGGCAAGGCGGTTGTTGAACAATTAAAGACTGCTATGGACAAGAAGGTGGGCAAGTGACGCCGGTAGCTTTTATTAAAAGCATAATTGTTGCAAATATTAATGAAATACCAGAACTAGCTGTGGAACATATCCATAGCTTTTTTATTCCAATTAACGATACTTCAACTGACGAGCCTATTGTAGTAATAAGCGGGTTACCTGAACGTAGTCAAGATTATGGCAATGGGATTCCATTCCAATCAACGAAGCAAGTCCAGATACAGCTCTATTATCCTAAAGATTACTTGGGCGATATGGATGCCATCGAATCCGGGTTAAAACAAGTGCTATTGACCAATGATATTCGTTGTTATAGCGATGCCGGCCAGACATTAACACCAGATTCAGAAAGTATCACGAACACTTTGAAATTTAATTATATAAAGGAGGCCATTTAAATGGCAACATTAGGTTTAAACATGTTATACACCGGTATTAAAGCCGATGACGGGTCAACGGTTATTGATGCAGATAAAGGATTATCAGCGACGGGTGTTTACCAAATTGATACTAGCAAGGCAAACGGTAACTTGGGTACTAAGACTGCTAACATTACCGGGCTATCTGGGACGGTATCTAAGATTACTGGCAACAATGAAGTTGTGGACGTTTCTAATCCACCTTCGGCACCGTCAGTGGCAATCGACGCAAATGAAATTAATTTCATTGCCAAGCAAAAACTATTAGGCCGGGTATCAGATGGTAAAGGTGGTTACATTGATTCTGACACACCCGTTGAAGCTGGCCTTATTATTGAGTCACGTTCACCAGTGACACGTACTGCTGTTTATTTCTGCTTTGGTCGTGGGATCTTTAACGAAGCTGGCCAGAACATTCAAACGAACACGGATACAGCTGAAACTCGTGACGATGATAATTTGACATTTACCGCCTTGAACTATGATAAATTCAGCGGCCAACCATACAAGGTATATGCTGAGTCGGATCCTAAATTTGATAAGCAAGCAATGTTTGACGCTGTATTTCCTGGACAAACGTTTTATAAAAACGCGAGTAACGGCACCAGTGGTCAATAAAGCTACAACTGACACAGACTCACAGACTAGCAAAACTGATAGTGACTCATCTGCGCCAACCAGTAATAAATGATAATTATGGTCGCCTAAAATAAATCCACAATACCGCTAGGGGCGGCTTTTAAACATGCTGAGAAGCGCATTCTAAGCACGGGTTCACAATAAATGATAATAAACAATACACAAAGAGGTATATAAATAATGGCAAAATCAGTTAAATTTGATGGCAAGAAAATTGGAACGGGCACGCAGTATACGTTGATTGATAGTGGCCAAAATGTTGAAAAAATGGCCGAAGCATATAAGAAGTTCATCAAGACTACTGAAGAAACTGAGGACAGCATTACAGGTGTGGTCGAATTAACACCTAAGCTTGCAAAGGTTGTGGCTGAAACGACCTGTGATTTATTGGAACTAAATGCTTCGCAAAAGAAACGTGTCATGTCCATGGAATTTTCGGTTAGTGACGAATACGACTTCTTTAATGACTGTTTAAAACAATTCTTGGGAGTAGAATTACCATCTGTAGGCAACAGCAGCGATCAGGAAGAGGAAGAAGACCCAAAATTGCCAAAGCCAGAATGATTTGGCAACTTGATAATTTTATTCAGGATATTGATTACATCGCTAATCAATTGATTTCACAAGGCATATTGCCTAGTGACTTTTATCAAAGCTCATTTAGTGAAATGCAAACAGCATTGAATGCCAAGTCACGTAAAGACCGTATTCAAGATCCACTCGAATTAGCACGTCAAATCGGTGCGTTGTAAAGGAGGCAAAGTATGGCAACAGAGAAAATTCAAGGCTACGAATTTGCAATTAACATGGACGATGGTGGCATGACTCGCACGTTGCGAGAAATAAAGAATGAAGCAAAATTACTAAAATCTGGTATGCAAGCTAACTTTGCTGAAATCCGTTCGGGTGAAGGTATTATGGCGGCTTATGCGGGTAAAGTCAAAGATGCTGGCCGAGCTATTGAAGCACAACGATTAGTAATTGAGCGTCTCAAAAGCGAGCAAAACGGATTAGACCAAACCACTCAAAAAGGCCGAGAAGCTTATGTTAAATATGAAAATCAGATTAATGCTGCCAAGCGATCAATCGCCAGTTTAGAGGGGCAACAAGAACGAGCGCAGAAGTCACTTGATCTGCAAAAAAGTGGTGTCTTACAATTAAAAGATGCAACCGAAATATCAGCCAAAGTAACAGACTCATATGTAGCCAAACTAAAAGCCGAAGGCCACGAGTTTGAAGCCAACAAAGTTAAGGCTAGCGGGTTACATCAGTCTTATAATGAGCTTAACAAGCAACTAGAGGCTGAGCAAAGCAGACTGAATAAGATTGCTAGTGCTAGTGGTAACAGTTCTAAAGCGTTCAAAGAACAACAGATCAGGGTGAACGAATTAGGCACTAAAATTGCTCAAACTCGGGTTAAGATGAAAGAGCTTGATGAGCAATTAAGCAAAAAACCACAGTCAGGATTAACGTCAGTCATTAGCCAGCTAAATAGAGTAAACGAGCACGCAGATAAGGCCAATCATTTATTTGGCAAAATTCTGGGTGCTCATTTAGTTGCCAATGGTATTACGAGCGCTTTTCAATCAATTACTTCACATATTCACGAAGCTATTAGCGCTGGTATGGAATATGAAAAAGAGCAGCAAAAGATGACGGCCACCTGGTTGACTTTAACTGGTACGGTTGGCAAATCTAACGCAATGGTCAAAACAATCAACGACTTGTCTGTTCGGACTGGTCAAGCTGTAGATGTTGTTAATGAACTAGAGCAAGGTTTTTATCACTTACATTCCAATAAAAAAGAATCAGATGAACTAACCAAATCAATGCTAAACATGTCGGATGCGGTTGGATTAGATAAACAACAGATACAAGCAGTTACACAAGACATGGTTAACGGTCTGTCACGGGGAAAAGCCAATGCTGGTATGTTAAACCAAATTAGCCAGTATTTCCCGATGTTCCGTGAACAATTAGCCAAGTATGAATCTGGATTAAAAAAGACGGGTGATACGGCTGCTTCAACAGGTAAAGGTGCTGCTAAAGCCGTAAGTGCTTATAACAAAAAAATGACCTTGATGTTTGAAGGAATGCATTATGGAACAAGTAATAGTTTATCTGACCTAGAAACATATCGTCAAAAAGGTATTGTCAGTGCCCAGCAATTTACAGTTTTTAGCAAGCAAATTGCAAGTGGGCACAAAGTGACTAATGCAGAAATTAAGCAAGCTATTAAGGTTAACTCGCAATATGCTGCTCAACAAGAGACAAACGCCCAAAAGACTCACACAAGTAGTAAGGTAACAGTTGCTGATTTGAGTGAGATGGCTAAAGAAGGAAAAATATCTGCTAAAGATATTGAAAATACGTTTAATCAACTTGGATCCGGAAAATACGATAAAGCCGCCGACAACATGTTACATACGATGGTTGGTATGGAGCGTACGATCAAGGCACGTGTTCCGGCCTTAATAGGTGACATTGAAAAGCCGATTTTAACCGCTCAAAATCCAATCTATGGCGCAGTTTCAAAATGGGTATCTGACAAACGGACTGACAAGGAGTTTAGCAAGGTCGGTGTGGCGGCAGAAAATGGCATTAGCACGATTACCAAAGCTTTTGCTAAAGCCTTTGATGTCAAGTCAGCACCAAAAGCAATGAATGATGCAATGGATAACTTGGCCAAGGGTGTCACCAAAGCTTCTGACTCTATTGCCAAAAATGCTCCGGAAATTGTTGATTTCTTCAAAACTGTCAAAAACTTGGGTGGTCTGGGCTTTGAAACGTTAATTGAATCGCTTAAAATAACCAATGCACTTTTAAAGCCATTACTCAGTATGGTTGGTGGGCACACAGAAACCATTGCAAAATTTGGCGCAGCATGGTGGTTAACAAGTAAAGCAGTCAAAGAGACTAGTTTAGTTCTGTCAACTTTTAAAAAAATCAGTGATACTGTTAGCTGGGCTGAAAAAATTCTAGGTATTAAACAAGAAACTAAAGCTTTAGAAGAGCAAAACGCGGTTCTTAAAACTAATGCTGAACTAAGTATGGCCAGTGAAGAAAATGTTGGAACTGGTTATCGGAGAGTTAAAGGTAGAAAGGCTGGGAATATAGGCGCTGATTTAAGCTCTATATCAGTTGAAGCGGAAAATACTGAAAAAATTGCTAAAAGCAGTAAATGGTCATTGCTAGGAAGAACAATTGGTACAAGGATTATCAATGGTGCTGGATTAGCCATGACTGCTTGGGACGCTGGTAGTAGCATTGCGAAAGCAGTTAGCTCCGGTAAGGCGTCTGATAAATATAAAGCAACTGGTAAAACAGCTGGAACACTTATCGGGGGCGGCATTGGTGCAGCCCTTGGAAGTGTTATCCCAGGAGCAGGAACAGCTGCGGGAGCAATGTTAGGAGCAAGCATTGGTGATGGTGTTGGTGGTACTAAAACTGCAAATACGATTGTTAAAAGAATTAGTGATGCGCTAAAAGGGAAGAGCATTGAAGCTCCCAAGATTAAGACAGAGTCCACTAAGCGCTCACTGAGTGATCTAGGTAAGGCGTACAGTACCTATTATTCTAAAAAGCAGAAGCAAGATTTAAATGATGTGAACGTACTTCATAAAGCGGGTATGCTAACCGATGCGGAGTATAAAAAGCAATTAGCTTCAATTAAAAAGAATGATAGTGAGACAAATCGTTTTGAAAAAATGTCAGCTTCTGATCGCAACGCTATTGCGAAGTATTATGCGCAGCAAAAAGCAAGTATTATTAGTAAATGGAATGCTAGAGAGAGAAAAACTAGTTCTAGCTGGGATGCTAAAATAGCATCTGACGAACGACGGTTTGGCGCCAACTCGATTATTGTTCAGAAAGACATGTCTAAAAAGAAAGCAGCTATTCAGGCTGAAGAAAACAAAAAGTCAGCCGCTCTTGATAAACTCCGGATTAAAAGTGCAACGGAAACTACTGCACAAGAAGCCCGTTTACACACAACTTTAACGGGAAAGATAAAGTCAGCTGCTAATAAGCAGAATGATATTTTGAGAAATCTTGCCAAGAGCAAGGGGAAAATCACTCGTGAACAAGCAAATGATGCTATTTCACAGTCGAATAAAGAGTACAAAAAGACAGTCTCACTGGCAAACCAAGAATATAAAGATCGTGTTTCTGCGGCTGAAAAGCAACACAATAAGGTTATAAAAGCAGCTGAAAGACAAGCTAGCGAGGCAATCAGTCAAGCAAAGAGCCAGTATAGTAAAACAGTTGATGCTGCTAAAAATCAATATTCTGGTAATTCTAAGTATGCCGAGAAGCAACGTGCAGCTATTATTAGTAAAGCTAAGGACCAAAAACAAAAGTCAATTGACAACGCTTTAGAGCAGGAAAACAAAACTGAACAACATGCGGATCGTCAGTACAAGCACACTACTGATGACGCAGATAAGCAAAGATCACAAGTTGTTAAACATGCTAAGGATCAAAACAGTTCGGTAGTTGATCAGGCCAAGTCACAGTCAAAAGGTGTTTTGGGGCATGCTGTTAAGCAAGCCAACGGCTCCATGAAAGCTGCCGATAAGCAAGGCTCCGGTATTCATAGCATTTGGAAAAACATTACTAGTTTCTTTAGTAATCTAGTTAAAGGATTCGGTATTAAACCAATCAATGTTGGTGCTTATCCATCAGGTTATACTCCAGTAACGATGGGAGCTTATGCTTCCGGCGGTATTGTTGGCACTGCTAGAGCTTTAGTTGGTGAAGGCGGTGTCGAGGCTAAAATTGATAGAGACAATGGGAAAGTGTCATTTCTGGGTATGAATGGTGCTGAAGTGGTTAATGTTAAACCTGGTGATCAGATTCTTAATGCTGGTGATACTGCTAAGCTTTTTAACGGTGGCCTAGGGCATACGCTTCCTGGCTATGCTAAAGGCACTATTGATATCGCGTCGTTTTTAAAGAAAATTAAGAACGGTGCTACTTCTATCTTCGACAGCGTTAGTGATAAAGCAATGGACGCATTGTCTAAGATAACTCACCCATTGAAAACTTTAAAGTCAATGGCTTTAAAGACATTTGATCCAACCAAAACTCCAGGAGTCGGTTCAATCGGTCATGATTTAGGTAAAGGACTAGTTGACCGAGCTTTAAAGGGATTTGCGAAAGCTATTTCTGATTTAGCTGACAACTTCGGTGGAGGAGTTGGCAACATTAAACTGTCCGGTAGTGTTGCTTCCCGTGCACGAGAATTGGCTAGAGCATTTAAACATGGCTATCCCGCTTCAAATAATGGTGGTATTGCCGGTGTTCTAGGAAACTGGGTTATCGAATCAAACTTGACCCCTACTGCCATTGATCCACTTGATCATGGTACTGGGTTGGGGCAATGGACGTTCACTCGTGAAACAGCGTTAAGAAACTGGCTTAGAAAACATGGATACGCATGGGACTCAGCTGCTGGCCAAATTAATTATGCTCTTAACGAGCCCGGTGAGAGTAGTTTGTTAAAATCTGTTCTACGTATGACCAATCCAACAGAAGCCGCATATAAATTCTTTGCAACGTGGGAATCAGGCGGTGCTATGAACGGCACCGGTGGGCTTCGTGAAAGTCAGGCGTCGGCTGTTTATCGCTATATTAAAGGATTTGAGAATGGTGGTTTCGGAAACAAAGCGGGCGTTTACAAATTGTTTGAAGGCAACTTGCCAGAAGCCATAGTTCCGATGGACTTATCTAAGCGTTCAAGGGCTTACCAAATTATGCAACAGATAATGGCTAAGTTTGGAGCTCAAGATGGCGCTAATGTGATAAATACCGGTAACGACCAGATTGATTCCGACGAAGCATTCAAGCAGCGGGTTATAGCTTCACTAGATGCTTTGGTCACTGGCCAAGGAGATGTTAAAGCAGTTGTTGCCAACTCTGACGTGGTTAATGCTGTCAAGTCAAATACCAAGAAGACGTCACAATATAGTCAAATGATGGGGTACTAGTATTAATATATTGAAGAGCCTTAGAAGGCTCTTTTTTACATAGTTAAAATTAAACAAGGATGGCGATATAATTGTCTGTTTTGAATAAAAATGATTTTGAATATGCTGGCTTAAATAGCCGCGATGATTTGCAAGCCGTTATGGGAGCAGTAACACTGCCAAGTGCACCAGGCATGGACGAGCAAGCAACCGATATCCCCGCCATGTATGGTAATCAATTTAATGGTATGGACTATACTAGTCGGACAATCAGTATTCCAATAACTATTATCGCTCGTGGCAGTCAGGACAAATACAATCAGATTATGCATAATTTGAGTGGCTTATTGCTAAGTGATGATCCAAGTGATAATGGTAAAGAGTACCCACTAGTCTTTGGCTTTGAACCCAAAGTGACTTACTGGGGGCATATTACTGCGATTAGCGATCCACAGTTCATTAACCAGGGGGCGTGGGACGCTACACTAACGATTACCTTTGTGCAGTCAGACCCACGGGCAACCCTGCCACAGGTTGAAACACCATTAAAGAACGGTTTAAATACAATCACTGTTGAGGGCACCGCTAGAACAGAACCAGTTATTCAGGTCGTGCCTAAGCGGGATTTAAAGCACATTGGCTTTACCCTAAATGGTGGTGAATATGGACTAGGGCCAGATAGTGATGAAGACCAAGCAGTGGCCGTACAGCCTTACACGCAGGTTGTGAACAGTGACGTATTAAATACGATGGCTGAATGGACTAACGATGCCAATGCGATTGCTCAGATGAAGACTGCTGGTGCCTACATTTATCAAGGTGAAGCTGATAGTAACCGAGATACCCAAGTATTAATGGTCAAACTAGCTAACGGGGTTAAACAATATGGTAGTCATCAACCAGACTGGTATGGCCCCGGTGTTCGTTTTACTGGCATGACTAACAGCCTGACTAACTATCGAGTTAAGACTAGGATCCACCATATCAAGCACTCAGGTACCCATAATGGGCGTGCGATGGGGCGTGTAGAAGTCCTGTTATTAGACCCGAATGGGGCTACAATCGGCCGGTTTGGTCTAGCTGATTCTAGTTCAGGTGGTACCCCAACATGCTACTTGCAAATTACCAAACCGGGTGGCACGTTTGCCGGTGGTGACGGTAAACACGAGACGTTCTACAATGGTAAAGGCCCCTCAGGTAGCTCTAGCAATGGCCGTGACCAGAAGATTAAAATTAAGACTGGCACTACGACTAAGACGGTAGTCAAACGGTCACGCAACAAGCATGGCAAAGTAACCACTAAGACGATTAATGAAAAAGTCGATAAGTATATCACCGTGGTTAACAAAGAAGAAAAGTCGGCACTAAGCACAAGTTGGTTGGAATTAGACTTGATTAAGAATGGTAAGGTGTTTAGCTGGTCAATCACGCAATACTACACCAGTGGTAGTCACAATGGTCAACCATGTACCGACCCTAAACGATTCCTGATTGTTCATGGGACGTTTGTTGATAGGAACTCTAATTATCAATCGGCTTTAGGTGGTATCGGTGGGGTGTTCTTTAAGCACTCGATTGCCGAAGATGATGAGAACGTGGGCTATGAAAACCCATTTATGTCAATCACTCACCTAGACATTTACCAAGTTAATGATGTGGCTCAGGACGCACCTAAGTACATTGCTAATGCTGGTCAAGAGATCGTCTTAAATTGTGAGACTGATAGCACCACAGTGGGCGGTAAGCTAGCTAGTCCAATCTGGTCAACGGACTATCCTAAATTAAGCCCGGGGGTTAATAACCTGACGATGATTGGTGACTTAGATGACGCCCAAATCACACTTAAATATCTACCCAGATTACTATAGCAACACTTTAAAGGCTTCCCAATTAAGGGTGGCCTTTTTACATAACTAAAACAAGGAGGTTAACAGATGGCTTTAAATAACCAGTATTTAATCCTAGACCCTAACTTAAAGCGGATTGGCACTTTGACCGTTGATGGGGCCACTAAGTTTTCTAATGATAGTGTGAAGATGCAATTGGCCGACTCAGACACAACTAGCACTAGCTATGATGATGACGTTAATGTGGGTACTAATGACACGTTTGATGGCACGGTTAACCTAAATGCCCAATCTAAAAAGTTCGACCATCAAGGACAATTAGACGTGCTTCAAGGTCAACCTGATTCAGACAAGATGGTGGCTGGTAACAACTTAGCCTATTATGACGAGCTATCAGGTCACTGGTACGTTATGCGCATATACAGTGTGGAAGAGAACAATACCGCTGCTGTTAAACACGTCACAACGGCTAACTTTACTAATTTATGCTTGTACAGTTTAGCTCATCATTATCCTATCGCTACTACTGCCAGTGCAAGCACGATTCAGACAGCCTTTAACGAGTGTTTTAATGCGACAGGTTGGACGCTAGATTATCAGACGACTAATGTGATGACCCCAACAATTACCATTGATGGTAAAACGAAAGCTAGTACATTAGTACAGACGCTAATACAGACTTATAACGTTGAAATTGACCCTTATGTTGAGATTGATAGCCAAGGGAACATCACGAAAAAGGTGTGTGTCATTACTGACCAATTGAACAATGATGTGGTTTATAACGAAGCGGTATTCGGTAAAAACATGACTAGTATTAAACGGACAACGGTATCAACACCTGTGACTAAGCTGATTCCTTACGGGGCTAACGGTAGCACGATTGCAGTGGTCAATGATGGTAAGCCCTATATCGTTGATGATGAGGCCAACCAGAAATATAACCCGGATTGGCAAGCTGGCCTGTACTATGAAGCCATTGTTACTGCTAATCAGATTAGTAACTCAGCCGGTTTAAAGTCATGGGCTAAAGACATGCTTAAGCTGTATAACCACCCTAGAACGTATTATGAGGTGAATGTAACACCCAACTTTAATCCACCATTAGGTGCCACAATTAGGTTTAAAGATGAATTAATTGAGCCCGTATTAGACGCTAGCGGTCGCGTTATTCAACGGACAATCAGCTTTGCTAACCCGTATGGCAACACGGTTGGTTTTGGCGAGTATACAACTGTTCAAGTAGCCACGCCGGCATGGATGGAACAGTACCAGAACGCACTCAGTAAGGCGGTTGAAGAAGCTAAGGCCGATGCTAGTTCGATTAAACCAGTCGCTTTAACGCCTGACGGTAACAACTTCACGGATACTACGCAGACTAAACGGTTAATTTTACAAGCTTGGGAAGGTAGCACTAATATTTCATCCTACATTGATAGCAAGGGCTTTATATGGCGCCGTTATAACACTGATGGCACGGTTGACACTAGCTACCAACAAACCGGCTACTTAATTAATGCGGCTAGTAACGCTGTCGGCACCTTGCATGGCACGATTGAAGCTGACCCCGAGATTAAGTTAGACACCACTAATATCAGCTATTTAGGCGTCTATGGACCCGATGATAATGGGGCCCATTCAGCGACTCAATACATGGCACGTTTAAGCAATGGGCAGTACCTAACTAGTCGGGCTCGTGATGACAGTGGGTCTAGTGATACCATGTTTGCTTTACAGGATAGCAAGTTTGCCGTGCAGTCAGTGATGTTACAAGTCCATGGTCAACATGGTGGGACGTTCGGCGTGCAGGAAGTCAATGATACGGTCTATATTTGGTCGATTGTCAGCTTAAAGAACGATGGTAATTACATTCTCGTGCGGTTCCCATATGTAGCGGGAGTTACCTTACAGCCTACTGATAAACGAGTTCAACAGGTTATGCCCCTTAAAGGGTATGGCCGCATTAACTATGACCGTCAGCATGGTATGGTCTCAATTGGCTATTCCGATGGCAGTACCGACATTCTCAAAGCTAGTGACCTGTTAGCTGGTAATTACAACGTGCTATACAACTTTAACATCACCGATTATGGGATTGATTTTAATCAGAACACTTACCAGTCTGAATGTTTGGACTTCCCTTACTTCTACTTTGCTGCCGGTGGTGGTGAAGCTGAAACAACTGACGATCCCCATAAAGTGTGGGCGTTAAATGTTGTGCATAAAGGAGCCGAGTTTGAAGCTTACTTTGACAATGATATGGTACTGCCCAACCTAACCGATGAAAGCCGTGAAGTGGAAACTTGCAACGTCTTTTACCAGGGCACACAGGCCTACTTGTTAGTGACCTTCAATACCCGGGTGCTAGAGATTGACCCCTATTCAGCTGAAAAGGAAAAAGTGTACACGATTCCCATCACCAAACGGCCGGTAGCTAGTGTGATTGATAAAGGGACAATCAATGAAAATGATAGCACGGCCGATTAGAAGGGAGGCGAATTAGATGGCTGAATCTAACGCAACTCAGGTCATTCTGACAGATGATGGCATCAAAATTATCAATGCTCAAAATACGGCTGATAATGCCGCTAGTCAGGCAGAAAATGCTGATAGTGCCGCTTTAATCGCACAGTCTACAGCGAATGCCGCTAAATCAGCCGCAGATAGCAATTACAACTACGCCAATTCAGAAATAGCAGTCCAGTCTAATGCTACTTCTAAAGCTCAAAGTACGGCTGATAATGCGTTTAGCCAAGCAACTACAGCAATAGATAATGATAAAGTAACTAGTCAAGCAGTGACAGACCTCAAAGACGGTTCCAAGCTAACGATTGCTGACCTAGAAAACGGACTAGCTACTAAGGTTGCTAACTCAGATTATGCTAGTTACAAGGTTCAAACAGCTAGTCAGATAGCGCAGAAAGTTGACAATGGTGCTTTCTCAGCTTACCAAACAACTACCGCAGACTTAATAGCACAAAAGGTAGCTACTAGTGACTTCTCAGCCTATCAAGCAACAACCGCTAAGGAAATATCTAGCAAAGTTGAATCTAGTGACTTCAAAACCTATCAAACACAAACTACTGATATGATTGCTAGTAAGGTTTCAACCGTTGATTTTAATAATCTAACAATAAGCAACCGTAACCTAGCACTCGGAACAGCTACGCCAATAACGTTTCCTGGTAAGAACATAGATAATCAAGCGCAAGTTGGTTACCAGTTTTCGAGTGTAATACCACTTGGAACTGTAGTAACAGTAACATTTGACGTATCATCTTCTACTGGTGTTGGTGAGTTCGTAATGCAGTTCTACGGAAGTGATAGTGGAAGTAACTGGCAAACTATTGCTAAAGATAACCTAGTCAATGGAACAAAGCATGTATCTGTTACTCTTACAACTACTGGTACTCATTTACATGTTTACCCAAGAATTAACTTTGCTACCGGGAACATAGCATTTAGCAACTTTATTATTTCTGAGTCTTCAAAAGAGGTAAATTGGACTCCTGCACCAGAAGACCAAGCTAGTCAAACACAAATAACACAGTTAAGTGATGATATTAACCTTAGAGTTACTAAGGGCGATTTAATTGATGAAATTAACCTTCAAGCTGGTAATACCCTAATATCGTCTAGTGGTCAATTAACACTAACTGCTGACACTGTTTTTTTTGATACTAAGAAGCCAGTTATAATTCCTAACGCGAATATTACTGATACATTAAACGGTAAAACGTTCCATGGGGGCGACATCATTAGCAATGCCAATAACACCGCTAAATATTATCCAATGACTATTACGCCAGACGGGGCGTATAAGTCAACGTACTTTGACAGTGCGGTTGGACTGCAATCAAGCGTTGAATCTGGGGCGATTAGCTATAAATATCGCTCAATGATCGGCAGTGGGCAGTACTTAGCTTATGATTCAGTAATTAACGGTCAAGGTTTCGAGTCGCAATCAGGTTATACGTCAGCTAAAGATACAACTTTTTCCAATCCGGAGACAATCACGGGCTATGTTAACGTAACACCAGCCTCAGGAATCTATCTATATGGGCCAACACAAAAAATAAACTTTGCTGGTAATGCCGATAATATTGGCAGTAACGGGATTACTATGGATGCTTATGGCAATATATATGCACAAGCGAATTCTTCTTATTGGCGAATTAGAGATATTAATAGCAATGATATTGCTGACTTCGGTATCGACACTGCTGGTGCTAACAATATTTTCTTGCATCGCGAACTGGATATTGGTAACTTCCAAATTAACACTGGTCATACGTTTACTAGTGCTGATAATCAAGCTATTCACTTTGCAATGGGGAAAGGTGGTGCCGCTGACATCTATGCGGGTGCCGTTCACTATACTAGCTTGATTAAATCGTCCCTGTTAAGCGTTAAGAAGGACGTTAAAAAGGCTGACACAGCTTATTGGGCGCAGCTAGTTAACTCAATTGATTTAGCCACTTATCAGTACAAAACCGACGATAATACCAGTCATTTGCGATTATCTAGCATTGTTGACGACGTTAATGTAACAAAACAGTGGCAATTGCCAGACGTATTTATTAGTCGTGATGAAAACGGCAAGCTAAATGGGGTGGATGACAGTGTGCTTTTAAATGCCACCCTAGCTACGGTACAGGAACAACAAAAGCAGATTGACCAATTAAACGGGCATTTATTAGAATTGGAGGCCAAATTAAATGGATAGCATTTTGATTACGAATTATAAACCAGATTACACGAACAATATTATGACGATCAGCATTCAAATTAACACGCTAGGAATTAGTTCACAGGTCAGTATTACTATGGATGAATTTAACACTGCCATTGCTGGAGGTGCTGGTGGAGCAGATAGGGTTAAATTGAAGGTGTTGAACACACTGATTGACAGTCTGACCGCTTTAAAGCCAGTTACCACAACCACGACAACTACCACACAGGAGGCTTAATATATGAATATTGATGCACAGGCTTTGATTAACAAGCTGACAAGTAACTATGCCCAAGCGATTGCCCTTAAAGACCAGCAATTAGCGATGGCACAAGTTCAAATTGACCAGCTCAATGCCAAGTTGGCTGAGAAGGAGGCACCTAAAGATGGCGAAAACGCTTAGTTTTACCGATACTTCACCACAAACGGTTAAAATTGGCGATACCACCACTAGCTTTACGTTAATTTGTGGCAATGATAATGTGGCCACTGACTTAACTAATGCCACTTCAATTACCGTTAAACTGGGCAATACTAGTGGCTATCTTAAATCGGCCACAGTTGACCCAACTAGTTTAACGGATCCAACAACTGGCCAGATTGTGCTAGCTTTAACAGCGGATTTAATGACCGGCTTAACAGCGGGAGATTATCAGCTAGAAGTATGGGTGGTTGATAGTACCGGAACGTCAATTTACCCGAGTGAGTCAACATTACAGTTCCAAATTAATAGTAGTCTTGAATAGGAGGTAGACAATTGAATAAGCACAAGTTAAAGGCACTCATCTTAACGGTGGGCGCCATTTTTATGGCCTTTTTAATGGTCAATTTAAACAGTCAGGCTTCAACTAGTCGTGACCAAGGGGTCGACTGGTCTAAGTATAACGGTAATAGTGGGACATTCGGCTATAGCACCGATAAGTTCGTGCTATCACAGGCGGGTGGCTTTTATGGTGGGACTAATATCCCGCAGACCACTTATGCTAGACAAGTTAAATCGGCTCAACAGGCTGGTAAACGGGTGCACACCTATTTATGGGACGGTGCCGGTGGCAATATGACCAATGCCAAGGCTATGATGGCCTATTACTTGCCACGAGTTAAGACACCCAAGGGTAGTATTGTGGCGTTGGACTATGAGGACGGTGCTTCAACTAGTGTGACAGCCAACACTAACGTCATTCTAGCCCAGATGGCTCTCATTAAAGCGGCTGGCTATACCCCTATGCTGTACTCCGGCAAGGCCTATTTAAACGCTCATGTTAATACTAGCGCCATTGTTAAAGCCTATGGTAATTGCCTGTGGCTAGCTGAATATCCGGACTATCTGGTTAGAACTAGCCCTGATTACAACTGGTTCCCTAGTATGGGCGGCGTGGCTATCTTCCAATTCACTAGCATGTATAAAGCAGGCGGATTAGACGGCAACGTTGATTTAACAGGAATCACTAAATCAGGCTACACGACTGCTAGCAAGGCTAAAGCACAGGCCAACGTTAAGCAGGCTCAGGCAGCTAAGAAGACCACCTTTAAGGTCGTTAAATACAACCAGCGCGGGGTATTCTATCCTAATCGGACACTAGCTGTTCGCTACACGGACTCAGATAAGGTACGTCAAGTTGCTACTTATCATAAGGGTGAGAGTGTAACTTATAATGCGGTCATTATTGAACACGACTATGTCTGGGCACGCTACACTCGCTCAAGCGGTCTATACGGCTTTATCAAGCTAGGTGTCACCAACGGGCATGACTACGGGAAGCGGGTGGTCTACTGATGGCACAATACGACGATACAACTAAGTTATTAATGGATATTCAAAAGGATGTGGCTGCCACCAAAACGAAAGTTGAGAACATCGAAGAAAAATTGAATCAAGTTGACGATATTGGCGACAAAGCGGACAAGGCACTGGCCAAGTCCATCGAAGCTAGCCATCAAATTGACCGTGTTACAACTATTCAAAATTGGCTGATCGGTGTCTTGGTTAGTGGCGTGCTTGTCACGTTAGTTATTTATATCGCAGAAAAGTTCCTTTAGGAGGGAAAACAATGACAAAATTTTTAAATGTAATTCAGGCAACACTCAAAGCTAACTACAAGAAGCCCGCTTATTGGGCCCAGATTATCGGGTCCGTGTTGATTATTGGCTTAGCTGTCGCAACGGTCTTCTTTGGTGTTAAGATTGACGCTAATGCAGTTGTGTTAGTGATTACCGCCGTAGGGGCAATCCTAGCTTTTGTCGGGGCAATTACGGATAATTCTATTTTGGAAGATACAGGTAACACAATCAAGACTAAGTCGAACACATTAGCTTCTACGGAACAAACGGTCGTGGAAGCCTTGGCAGAAGCTCAAGCTAAGATTGAAGCAGCTAACTCAGCAGCGGCTAGTCAAGCTGAAGCCCAAGCATCACAGGCAGTAGTGGCCGCGTATAGTCAAGCAGCTAGTGCGGCGGCAGTTGGTGACACGGTCACGGCTAGTTCAGCAGCCACTTTAGCGTCATCGCTAGCGGCTAATTTGGATAGCAATGCGCAATCAGATGCCGAAACGACGTCAGAATCCGCCTCACAAGCAGGCAAATAGTAGTATAATTAAATATTGAATTTGCTAATCCCCTGCGTTTCGGCGTGGGGGATTTTTTGCTAGGTTTACAAAAAACGGATAAAGATGTAAAACCGGAAAAACGAAGCAAGTTGATGTAATGTTAATACTTTGCCTTTTTAGCAAAAAATGTAAAGGCATCTATTACAAGTGGCGGTAGCATAGTAAAAATTGATTTTTGGCTACAAAAGTTGTAATTTTAGACAAAACAATAAAATCCCCGGACTGACCTTAATTGGTCGGTGCGAGATTTTTTTATGTATTACCCGCCTAGGAATTTTGGTGCACATTTGGTGCACCTTGCAAAATGAAACGTTGCTATATCAGTAGCTAACCGCCGTATAATACTCCGGGTGGGTACGTCAGCCACGATTTAATGGGTTATGGTTGTCTAGCAACAGGCCCAGCCAATAATTCACTGGAATACGTTAAAACGGATGCTTCTCACACGTATTACACGGTCGTTTCAGGTGATAGTTGGTGGTCGATTGCCAAACGAAACGGCCTGAGCATGTATACGTTAGCATCACAAAACGGTAAGAGTATCTATTCAACGATTTATCCGGGCATAAAATTGATTATTAAATAGACGAAACCCCTATACTAGCAATTGCTGGTATAGGGGCTTTTTTCGTTTGTTGTAAAATTTACGCTTTCATTGTATAACTGTGTAATGGTTACAAAAATCGGTGTAATAGTAAAAAATTGCTTTTTAACTACAAAAGTTGTAATTTTAGATAAAATAAGAAAAAAGTCCACACTAGTCTTAATTGGCCGGCGTGAGGTTTTGTTGTTTATTCAAATGTTATTTCTTTGATTTCTTCATAATTATTATAAAACTCTAAAAATCCTGTAGCTGAAGGTGCGTTAAGTTGCAAGTATGCAGAGCCTTTTTTCGGAACTGTTACTTGAGAAATATGATTTTTGGTAGTCTGTGGTTTTGCAAAGCTAACTCCCACTCTGCCTTCATGCTGAGGTTCAAAAAAATTGGGCTTATTCAACACTGACATTTTGACGCTCTGAGTGTAAATATTATCTGTGTTACATTCTGGTAAATCTAACGGTATATCAGATAAATCGATGTCTCTATTTGAAGCTAATAACTTTTCAATCGGAATAGCTAGATTACAATAATCATCTAGAGAGCGATAATTTACATATCTATAAAAGTAACCAACACCAGTTAAGTTTTCTCGCGCAACACAGTTATTGAGTGCTTTTAGAAAGGGTCCTATGTAGTTATGCTTTACTAGAATAAACCCTCGTTTGTTTATTTCAGTTCTGTCTATATCTTGAATAAATTTGTTGGATAAATGTCCATCTTGGGTTAAATCGTTTTTTGTGACGATGTAAAAGCAGCTTATAAATGACACGTTATCTGGAAATTTTGTACTTAGAATGTGATTTTCTAACGGATCTACTTGGTAATCTGATTTATTATTAAAATAGCGTTCTAGACTGTCGGTATCATATCCTATAGGCTCAGATTCCTTTTCATATGATGTTGATGATGTAAAGCGCCAGCAACCGTTTTGAATATTTGACATGGCTTCATTGTATACAAACTCAATTAAACCGACAGTTTCCTGGTCCAACAATCTTTTCTCATTCTTAGAAATATCTAAGGGCAGTGTGTTCATATGGATAGCCTCCCAATTGTAAAGCTGAAAAACTTCAAACTGTAACTATTATAACTCTAAAAGTAAATGTTAAATTCGGCATAATGATATTTCTATTTTAAAATTAAAACGAAAGATTTTTTATCAAAAGGTCACCCAGTAACATTCTGTTATCTCACCTTAAATAATTATACGAACGAGTGTTTCTGATTACGAGGCTAACTTTTGAAAATAGATAATGGTTAATTAAAATAAACGATTGACGTGAAATAACGAATTATAGAATGTTTTGGGGCTTTCCACGATTTGTAAATTAAAAATCTCTCTTTTTCAGAAATGGCTTATAAATGGCATTTATAGCGTGCTACCCTTAATGGTATAACTACCGTGCGGGTGATAAGTCGACGTCGGTAGATAAAAAGAGAAGCGTCATAATGCTGGTATATCAGCATTATGACGCTTCTCTTTTGCTAATTGGTATCAAATTAAAACCCCAATTTTGCGTTTTGGCTGTTGTGATCACAACAGCACTGTTAAGCGCTCATAAAAAAGGGTTTTGGGATCGTGTCACAAGTAAGGGTCCTATGAATTAATTATTACTCGTTAATAGTGTCTGAAAGGCCGTTAGCGACATTCCAGGTACGACCCGTTGTCGAGTGAGATTGTATGGGTTCTGTGTGCTGGTGGCGATGCCAGGTGCCGTTGATAGGGCATACTGATAGCCAGCCTGTTTATCGGCTTTAATGGTCTGCTGATTAGCACGGCCGGCTGGGTAACAAATAACTTGTGTGTTCTGTTGTAAATTATGATCGAGCCATTTTTTGGAACTTGATAATTCCGTAAGTTGAACCTGGTAAGTTAAATTATTTAAATCCAGATGGCGAACGGTGTGACTTTGAAAATCAATATTACCGGATGCTTGCATCCGCTTAGCATCAGCTAAAGTTAAGTGGTTTTTCTTATGGGTAAAGCCGGTAATAAAATTAATGGTGGCGTGTTGGTGCGTCTGTTTCAAAATTGGCCAAGCTGCTGTCATGTTATCTTTATAGCTATCGTCGAGTGTGATCCAGACAATCTTCTTTTGTGGAATTCGCCGATGTTTGAGCGCGTATACGGCTTCATTGGCAGTCAGCGTTCGGTAGCCGTGTGCCTTTAGATAAGTCATTTCAGTTTGAAATTCTTTGGCGGGGACACGTAACTGGTTCCCGCTAGAAATACTGTGATACATCAAAATAGGCAAGTGAACATCTTTGACGGTATGCCAATGTTGATAAGGCCGTGCTTGTGCTTGGTGTTTAGCCGAGCTGTGAACGCTTTTAGCGCTAGTCTTAGATGATTGACTGCTGGCTTGTTTAGTTGCCGGTGAAGCCGCCTGACAGCCTGCTAACAGGCCGAGCGCGACGCCGAGACCTAATACAAAGTTGATACCCCGCATGTACATGATAAATCCCCCCATGATTTAAAAACTACTTCCTATTCTAATAGAATAGCATGCAAAGCGCGATAATTATTGAATTATTGTTAAAATAATTTCCTTAATGTTTAAGGAAAATCGAATTTGATTAGTAATCGTTTAAACTGATTAAGAAAGCCTAGTTAGGGTAGCCAGAGGAGCTTTACTCCGATACGATTAATAAAATAATTAATTCGGGGGATAGTATTTATGAATAAAAAAAGGGCTATTTGGTTGGCGGCGATTATTATGATGATTAGTGTAGGTACATTGTTAATTGTACCGACGATGACGAAGAATCAGGGGAGTGAGCTGGCAATGGCGGTGGATAACTTAAACCCATTTGTTAAGGTACAAACGGTCTATGGTCGGACTAATCAGGCAATCGGCCACTCGACTGGTCAGATGGGCGAAGATATCTATACCTATCGAATGCTGACCAGCGATGCGCAAGGTAAGCAACGCTGGTTGACATTTACCGCAGATCACCGGCTAAAGCAACGACACTATTTAAAGATTGAGACGAAGGGACAAAACGTGAATTCATGGGAGGCCGTTGCGACAAATCAGGTACCTCAAAATATACAAGAAGTATTGGCTTAA